CAATGCCAAGCCGTTCAGCCTGTGTGCGTTTCTCTATCATTTGGTCTCCTGTCCATGTCCTTCATGGCTTGGTAATACCCGTCTTCGTAACTGTCACCGCCAAGCATTGCTACCAGTCCGATGGCTATGATGCCACCAAGGATACACCCAAGAATAAACGCTATCATTTATCTTTCCTCTCTGCTTTCGAACAGTAGTCATCTTCCTTGACTGGGTCTGCCATAGTTGTACGGAATCGTCCGCACAGTTCTACAGTCCAGTCTGCATTTTTGTATATCCTGTAATACTTACAATCTTTACAACGGATCAGTTCGCCTTTGCGGATATAGCAATTAACTCCATCCATATCCATTTCTTCTTTCATAATCCATTCAGCCATTGTCTTCATCCATCTTTACACCGCAGTTGGGGCAGTAGTAATAGTTCCATATGTTGCCTTTAAGCGGATTTGCTCGACGTACTCTACACCCACAATCACTGCATTTCCACATGCCATAGTGGTTCTCTCTCGTCCACTTTCCATGTCTAACAAGAACTGCATCCACGGTCGGCGCATTTATAACTCGGTTGTACTGATAACCAAGTCCTTCATGCATCAACTCTTTCGCTAGTGCATCCGCATCAATCAGTCTCATCGTTCAACCTCGCACCGCATTCAGGGCAGTAGTGTGTTCCGTTCCCTTCCGTATTGCAGAATGGGCAATGGTAGATAGTCTTTGGAAAACCTTGCCCATCATCCACGATCTCTTCTACCCATGCTCCGGTATTAACCTTGGTGTAACCTAACTGCTTCAGCAGTGTGCTGAATGTCTCAGCACGTTCTTCAATCGTCATATAAGTAACCTCCGTCTTTCAATGCCTTCCATGCCTGTTCCTCCGTAACAACATCAAGATAGTTATTGTAAGCCAGGATTCTGCACAGCATCTTTATTCCGATTTCACCTTTCCGGAAAGAGTTCAATGCTCTCTGGTCTTCGTATGCTGCCTTATCGAAATGGACATAAGCGATCCGATCTTTCGGAAACTTCAGTTTCCTTTCCTTCTGTTCGTCCCAGATATCATTGTCCAACCTCATTCAAGACCTCCTGGATGCTTTCGATGCTGGATGACACATCGTTTGCGATATCCTTCAGCGACCATCCTGCCTTATGCAGCGCAAGCACTTTCCCCTTATCCAGTCTGTCATTCCGCCAGACACCAGCTTTCCTTAACACGTTGCGCACGTGTTCCGAGCCTTTGTATCCAAGCTTCAGAGCAATCTCATCATCGTCCATTCCGCTTTCGTACAGACTGACCAGTTCTGCCACTGTATGCCTTGGCTGCCCACTCATAACAGGCCTTCTTTCTTAAGGTGATAAGTTACAGCTGATGTTGTGCAGCTCATTTCATCGGCGATCTTTGTCGGAGACCATCCGGCTTTGAACAGTGCGCAGATCTTTCCCTTGTCCAGCTTGTAACCTCCGGAGTCCTTCTTGCCGGATAGAGTCTTAGACTCTTTTTTTACAGGCACCTTCTTTGAAGGCATCGGCTTCTGTTCGTCTACGCTGTCCAGGATCTCCCGGAACTTCTCTTCCAGATCCTGCGGATCTTCCTCACGCATGACGACATAGCCATCCGCACCGTACAGATCCATGACTGTCAGATCCGGTGTCAGCTGGATCAGCATATAAACTGTTTCTTCTTCGACTGCTGCATCGATAGCATCACGCAGCGATACTCCTTCTAATCTCATTTATTATCCTTTCCTTTTCTGTATTGTCAGAACGGCATATCCGGGTCATCTATCGAACACTTCATGTTCTTGGTGTAATAAACTCCGTGGATTGGAAGCCAGGGCTGTTTCCATTTCAGCTGCCATCCGAAGAGTCTATCCCAGTGCTGCCATTTCTCATATTTGGTCATTTTGTTTCTCCTGGATTTGTCCAAACCTTTTAGCCGCCGAAGAACATGGAGCAGTCACCGCTCCCAAAGCGGAGTGACTGCCCATGTACAAGCGGCAGATCAGACGTTTGTTTGTCACATCTATATATAAGGGTTGTGACAAACATGACCACTTGTTTGTCATCACACTATAGGGTTGTGACAAACAAAGTGCGTTATTCCTCGATTCTTCCCCAAATTCCGCTTTCTCCGGGTACTGTCACGCTGACAAATCCGGCTTCCTTGATCCGTTTGTACAGGGTCGAACGCTTCAGCGGTTTGGACAGTGAATCATTGATTTCTGACAGATTCGAGATCCTGAAGCAAGTGAAATCGTCTACACTAAACAGTTCACACTGGCCTATCATGTCCTCGATCTGACTCTTCTGATCCTTGAGAACGATCTGTGTTCTTCTGTTGTTCTCACTGGATAACAGATCGCATTCTTCCAGCCGCCCATCATAATCGACCTTATGCAGAGGCCAGTCAAAGAACAGATCGACCGGCTTGATTGCTTTGAATTCTCTCAGAGTGCTTTCCACTCGCCATGCTGTCCAGTCCTGTTCCGGTTCGATCTCCGGTGCCCAGTCCAGCTGCGTCATTGTCAGAATGGCATCCGGGTCTCTTGCGAACGTCCCGGCACCGGCAGCTCTGTCGATCAGACTCTTGCCGGCACTGTTGCCCTTTGCAAAGTGATGAGCGTAGATGACCGATGCTCCGGTCTCTTCGGCGATCTTGTCGAAGCTGGCGACCATCTTGGCGACATCTGAATTGGAATTCTCGTCACCTTCCATGACCTTGTAAAGAGGATCTATCATGACTGCCAGATATCCCTGATCTCGCATCCTGCCGATGATGATCGGTGCCAGTTCGCTGAGAGGTCTGCTGTTTCCTCTGAGATTCCAGATATCGATGTTTTCCACATGATTTCCGTGGTTCATCCCCATCTTCCAGTAGATGTCATGGAAGCGATGGAAGAAGGAAGCCTTATCAAGTTCCATGTTGATATACAGAACCTTGCCTTTCCGGCATCGGTGTCCGATCCAGTTCATTCCTTCGGCAATGGACACAGCCAGTTCCATCAGAATGAATGTCTTACCGGCTTTGGATGTTGAAGAAATAATCATCTTATGTCCTTGCCTCAAAATGCCTTCAATCAGTTCCGGTTTCAACGGCGGAAGGTTATCCCAGACCGTTCTCAGATTGACGATGTCCGGCAGACCGTTGTTCATGATAGAGACCCAGTCTTTCCATTCCTGGTATGTCTCCATGCCGATGTTGGTTTTAATTAAGAATTGCTTATGATTCCCACGAACCACACCGGGCAGTCTGGACAGCCGTGACGGATTGATATTTGCCTTATCGATTTCCATTCCGGCATTATGGAGAATGTTCCGGATGAAATTGAACTGGAAGCGGTACTCTGTAGCGCTTGCTGCATTCACCGGCACGATGGCATGAATGGATTTGCCTCCGGAATAGACCATCGCCTTGATTGGGATCTTTATTTTTTCCAGGATCTCGATCTGTTCATTCAGATCCAGATTGTCGCTCTCGATAAGTAAGTTATTGAATTCGACAACATTCTTGTCATCTACGCCTTCACCATTCAGCGGATTGATTCGGATCCATGCACCGGCTTCTTTGTTATAGCTGCCGAATACCTTTTCGACCGGCTCACCTTCCCTGAGCAGGTCAATCAGCTGACCGGCTTTATTGGTGTATGAGCCTTTCCCGGATGGGACATACTTGCCTTTCTTGTTCAGATCCGACCGCATCGTGTAGCCGATGGTGTCTGACGGATCGAACAGGGCTTCCAGATAACGAACTAAGTCCTTTGTGGGATTCCACTTTGCCGGCTCACTGAATTTAGGCTTTTCAGCGACTTCCGAGCCGTCCCAGGAAATGACCGGAGAATACTTCTCTTCGCTCATGAACACTTTCAGCTTTGACTCCGGTGACCATCCTCTGTCTTTTGCCATCTGGACGATCGTGCCGCCGGTGACATCGCTCCTGTTGAAAGACTCCCATTTCCTGTCACACATTCCATCGTCATATCGCTCGGAATCGGATGCAGACCAGTCTTTCCATGTTTCGACATCATATCCTTCCTCTTTCAGAGCCATGCCGACTCTGAGCCAGTCCGGATAATCAAGACCTGCAGGATCTATATACTTAAGTAGTTCTTCCAGGTCATTCTTCTCGTTGCTCATAACGCATCACCACCTCTACTCTGGGCTGAAGGCTGTAATACTTCTCGATCAGAACGCTCTGGATCTGACTGTCATCGTGGTAAGCAATGCCATTCAGGGCATCACAGATGATCTTCACGATGTTGTCCAGATCCGGCTTCTTCAGCGGAAACAGCTTTCCCTCCAACATCAGCCCATACTTCTTTTTCGTTGTGCTCTTCGGAATGGAATAGTAGGCCTTCATCTCGCACTTGATCGGAATCACCGGATCGACCGGGTCGTGTTCCGGATATGCGGTACTGAAAGCCAACTTGACCAGATTCTCATAATTAACTGTGTCCTTTGGTGTAAAGGCATGGCCAGAGCGCCCCAGTCTGGGACGCCCTTTGCCTTTTGGTTCACCCGGAATGGAAAACCTTAAGGTTACCATTCAGTATCGCTCCACGCCTTTTTCTGTGCCTTTGCCGGTGCTTTCTTCGGAGCAAGGAAGCGATCTACGTTGTTGTACAGATTGCCGTTGTATTCACGCTGCGATGTCTTGACCAGACCGGTCTTGCCCGGCAGCTTGTCCCAGTCCGGGACAAATGTCTTCTGACCTTCCTTCAGATCGCCGATGCACTTGAAGAATGCAGCAATCAGACCGGCACATTCTTTGCAGACATAGAAGTTATTTCTCAGAAATGCTCTGCCATTGTCGGTATCGACATGGAGATTGACCGTGACCATTCCACAAGCCGGGATCTTCGCCGAGCCGTTGTAGTCACCGTAATCGACCGAATCGACCACGAAATTATATTCACCCGGTTTGAGCAGGACATATTCCTGATCTTCTACTTCAAATTCCATTGCATATTTACTGTTTGCCATTGTCTTCTTCCTCCCTTAACCCAGTGGGTCTCTCTTGGCTACGATTGATGAATAAATCTTGTTGATGTTCTCGATCAGATAATCGATGAAATCAGGATCATAATCACTGATCGGAGTGTCTGCCGTGTAGATGCCTTTGTCAGCAACAACGCTGCGCAGTTCTTCGTCTTCGATGCCCTTCTCGATCAGAACCTTCTTGATGCGACCGTATTCGGTATTACCCATCAGAGGCGTGTCATCGTCAACGATGTCAACGTGTGGAGCGTTGATGTCGATGTACTGACCGCCGGGAACACTGACCGGATCTTCCTTTACTTCCTTCGGCTCTTCGACCGGTTCCAGTTTCAGATCGTAATATTCACGGATCGTGTCATCTACCATCTTCAGATCGTTCGGAATCAGTTCATCCTGGAACATTCCGACCGGAGATTTGACTGTATCTGCTCCGTTGTTCTGTGTGGAGAAGGAATAGACACCGTCAGACACGTTCGTTCTGAGAACGATAGCGAACATTCCTTCCAGAGTGATCTTCTCATCCAGCATCTTGCCGATGGTCTTTGCTTTGACTGTGGTGCCGTCTGACGACAGTTCCGTGTGCTGCAGGAAATACACAATGACATCCTCCGGCAGCTTGCGGCAGAAGTTTACCAGCCGCCAGAAACTCTGACCGATCTCCGTGAATTTCTCATAGCCTTTTTCACCGGCTCTGGTCATGAATTCGTTACCCATCAGATACTGGGCATCATCGATGACGATGGTCTTCTTGTCGGTCTTCCTCAGATATGTGACGATTTCGCCGTAATCATCGGAATTGATGTGGTCATATTTCTTCGCCCTGAACGGAAGCGGTTTGCCCAGGACATTCACCAGAGCGATGTCTTCCGGTTTGAAATGGCGAAGAGAAGCGGACTTGCCGGTGCCGCTCTCACCGAGAATCATTACAATGATTGCCATATTACTTAATCCTCAGATATTCTCCTCTTTCTTCCAGATGGGCGAAATCCAGCACTTCCCCATCCTGTTCGATTGCCTCCCGGATCAGTGCCTTGTCCGGTTCATAGACAACCTTGCAATACTGAGCCGGCACATCGCCATCAATGACGAGCGGTTTGACACCGCCTTTCTTGGCGATTGTGAAGTGAAATAAGCCGGTGTCGACCTTCGGACGACCTGTTTTCTTCATGGAATCGAAGACGGCCTCCTTGAGCCTGTCAACAGCCTTCTGGCGGCTCTTGCGCAGGTCTGTCAGACGCTTGATCTCGGCATCGTAGCCGTTGATGTCAGCTTCGAAGTTCCGGATGATGCGACCGTAATTCTCCAGCTTCTTATCCAGTTCCTCTCCGACCGTCAGAGCGTCCCAGGGATAGTTTTCATCATCGGATTCCAGAACAGCCTGAATCTGAAGATACTTTCCTGTCAGTTCGTACAGATTACTCATTGTCGATCTCCTTCTTGTCCCACAGATCCAGCCGGTTCAGTGCTTCGAGCAGCTGGGACATCGTTGCCCGGATCTGAATGCTTTTACGACCGCTTTCAGCCGTAATAAGGACGTTCTCAGCGTCAACCTTCTGCAGTGTGATAGTTCTGCCATCCTCACGGAGAATGGCCTGTAAACCATGCAATTTCTTATGTAAGTCACCCATTATCTTTCTCCTCGTCTATTGTTCCGGCAAAGTCTTGCCAGCCGAATTCCAGAAATGCTAAGCGATGCAGTTCGTGTTCTTCTTCGAATGCTCGCAGCAGCTTGTCATAGATCCTGTTAGACTGGCCTCTGGCGCAGTCCTCGCAAAGTGTGTGCCATCCGTCCGTGACGGATCTTTCGCTCGGTGTGACGATCTCGCCGCACCGGAAGCATCTGACTTCAACAGTCTTTGGTGTCTCGATTTTCATGACAGCCTATCCAGTCCGTACTGCTTAATGACGGCGCGTGGTACATCAGCAAATTCTTCGCCGGCAGTTCCCACGATCAGGATCGTTCCAACAAATGTATTGCCGTTGATCGATACGTTCCTGGGCAGACCCATCAGCAGCCCTTCTTCGTTGCACAGGATGATGGAATCCCTTCCGTGCGGATAGGCTTCAATGTAGCCGTCCACTTCTTCCTGAAGAGCAGCCAGTGTGTTCGGAATGTCGATCAGTTCCGGAGCGTGACCCGGACGCATTCTGATGGTCATCATGCTGCATCCTCCTTGAAGTCCTTGTAGACCGTGTTCTTGATATCAGTGATAGATGTTGAATAACCGATGCAATCGTTTTCTTCATCGAAAATATAAAGGCTTGGATCGAACCATTCGGTTTTCGGTTCTGCCTTGTGCAGATAGATCTCCGTCTTATTGGCGACTGTGCGGTAACCGATCCGGCAGAATGAGTGCTTGCCGGTTCTCAGAACTGTCAGCCGGAGATACTTGGAAGCATCGATGATTTCCCAGTTATTGATATCATCGACATAAGCATCGACCTGTTTCCGTGTCATCTTCATCAGATCAGCCCTCCGATCTGTGCGATGGCTGCCATCACAAACATGAGAATTGTGGTAATGAATCCCAGGACATTCAGAGTATCGATGTCCTCTCTGGTGTAGTTATCCGATAATTTCATCCTTGAACTCCTCCCGGGCTTCATCGAAATAGCACCATGCAACGATTGTCTTGTTTGCTTCCTTGACGGACTTGAGCATCTTCTCGTCATCGTCTTTGGCATAAAAGGCATCCCAGTAGACGGAATAGAATGTGTCAGTAACGCAACTGAGTTCACCGTCTCCCCACGAATGGAACACGATGACTCTGGATGATTCAGCCGGCTTTTCCGGCAGAAAGTGTAATTTTAATTTCATAGTCTCCTCTTTTCTCTGATAGAATGAGGATGGTCATTCGACCACCTCTAATGCGGACGGCTTTTCCAGGGCGAGTCCGCTTTTTTCTTTGGTGTACGCTTGGTAGAATTCATCGATCGAAACATCCATGACATACAGAACGCTGGATGTCCGGACTTTGTTGGGGAAGATTATTTTTTCTTCGCCGAGATCCTTGAGATCTTTTTTTCTTGCCAGAACGTAGACCTGTCTTGCCTCTGATTCGCTGAGCATGAATAGGCGTTCGATCTCAGCTTTGTTCAGATGCAGTGATGCATACAATTCCATACGGCTCTTAATTCTGCGCATCGCTTTCCTCCTTTCTTGCGCTGATGCAAGTCAGTCTTCAAAAAAAATAGCAGTTGCAGTCTTCGGACTTAGCTTCATGCCGTTGACGATCTTGGCAGCGATCGGAGTAGAACATACCGTCTCACCAGTTAGAATGCGCCAGATCGTAGATCTGTTGACACCTGCTATATCAGCAAGATCGTTTGCAGACATCTTTCGCTTGTCCATTTCCGCTTTCAGCAGTTCCTTGTTCATTACTCTCCTTTCCACTTGCATTGATGCAAGTTCTGAATATATCTTAACTTTCGTGTTGCACGCTGTCAATAAAAATATTTGCATCCGTGCAACAGATTTTTTTATAATGTGGTTGAGGGGAAGGAAAATGCCATGAAAACAATCATAAGGAATGGAATGGAACTACATGAGATCCGTCCGGGCGTTTATGTCCACACTACAGAAAACGGTATCGAGTATAAAGAGTGGTATATAAGCGAAATCGTTAAAGCCCGGAGGCATGATCTTAAAATGACACAACAGCAGCTCGCCGATCTGATCGGTGTCAATATTGGTACTATCTCTAGATATGAATCCGGAAAGATTGAAAAGGTATCTCTTGAACGACTGCAGCAGCTGGCTGATGCCCTGGACTGCACAGTGGATTATCTTGAGGCAAAAGTAAATGATCCTTACGAATCTGTCGATAAAATGGAGCGTTCCAAGCAAGAAACGGATCTGGTCGACCTGTTCCGGGATCTCACTCCGGATCAGAGAGCTGCCATCTTAACCATGATGAAAGGAATGGTGAAATAAGATGCCAATCTATAAGGACAAGCAACGAGGGACTTATTACGTTAAGCTATACAGTACAGATCCGGTCTCCGGAGATCCGATCCAGAAGACCAAGCGAGGTTTCAAGTCAAAAAAAGAGGCTCAGGCATGGGAGGCTGAACAGGTCATAACCAAAGCCAAGCATACCAGAGCCACATTCATGGATCTATTTGAGGAAAACCTAAAATATCTGAACTCTTCCCAGACATCGGCGAACATGAAACGATCCTGGATAACGAAACACTTTCCATTCAAGGACGAGCCGATCGAGTCCATCACGAAGCCGATGCTGATAAACTGGAGGAACGATCTGGAAAAGTCACAGCTGGCGAAGAGGACGATCAACAGAGGCCTCGGTTACATCCGATCGGTCTTCTCCTATGCTAACGCTATATACAATGTTCCGAATAACGGTGCCGTGATCCGGTCGTACAAACTCACCAAGGCTGACAAAAAGGAAATGCAAGTCTGGACTCCGGAAGAATTCAATCGGTTTATAGCAGCTGTGCCGGAGGGTTATTACAAAGCCTTCTTCATCTTCCAATACTGGATGGGCTGTCGGCGTGGAGAAGGAATGGCTGTCTGTAAGGATGATTTCACCGGGAACAAGGTTCGCATCCACCACCAGATAAAACACTTCAAGAACGGCTTCTATGAGCTTAAGACAGGCACTTCTGAACGAACGCTAAGTATAGATAATAAAACCTATGAGTATCTGCAGCCGTACATCCGGGATGCTTGCCCTTTCGTCTTCGGCGGCATCCGGAGTCTTCCGATCACCAACATCCAGCGAGAGATGGAAGCTGCCATCAAGAAGAGTGGTGTCAAACGCATCCGGCTGCATGACCTGAGGCATTCCCACGCATCGAATCTGATCGCTCAGGGAGTCCCCATAATCGCCGTCTCCAAGCGGCTAGGCCATTCATCCATCACTATCACCCTGGACACGTATGCGCATCTTCTGGAGCGTACAGAGGATGAAATGATGGCGACAATCAATGCATTCAGAGAAAAAGAAAAGGTGTAGACCGATTGAGGGATCGTCTACACCACAACATAAGGAAAGCAATAATGCCTAATTATGAGCCGGCTACAATATACCAGATAAATCCAGGATTCGTCTAAAATCATCTCAAAAACATCTCACAGATAAGAAAAAGCCCCATTTCTAGGGCTTTTTTAACGTATGGAGCGAGTGAGCGGAAACGGCAGTACCCCTGTTATATGCCGCTATCCCCTGTTAAATAGCGTTATTTGCCTGTTATCGTCTGTTAAAATCGGTTAAATTTTGCTATTTTCATCTCATATTTTTCTCACGTTGTGCCATTTTCGTGCCAAAAAACGCAAAAGCCTTGCTCGTCAGCAAGACTTCTGTGCGTGTGGACTCCGCAGAGTTACCACCGCTTCCGTGATTCTATTATAACGAAGAAAGGCAAGGTGTCCAGCATCGTCATGCTTCCTTGCCTTTCGATCTGCTCATAGAGCCATCTTCGTTGTTATTATAGCAAATTATTCTGCTTTTCTATCAAATTCCTTCACTCGGATTTTATGGATTCGCTGCAATCTGATTTCTGCCATTTCGTACATTTGGAGCAGTTCTTTCTCGTCATCGGTAACCATCATTCTGTTGATATTGCCACGAAGCAAATCCGCTTCTCTCATAATCTCGTTATACTCTTCATGTGTCATTCTTCTTTCCTTTCTCCGTTACCATCACAATTCATACAATCTATATACTTGTCTAACTTTTCACACCACCACTTACCACTCGCTAGTACATATTCGTCTGCATATTTGCATTCATCACAAAATACTACGTTATTGTTATCTTTCGTCATTCTTCTTTCCTTTCTGTCTGTTCCTTCGGTATGAATTCTGAGCAATACCCTTTGGTGTTATATAGTTGTTTTTGTGTCAATTTAGTTCTTCCGCAATAATGCCACCGCCTTACACATTCACAGCGTTTACATTTTATGCATCCACCAGTTGGTTTTACTACTTGTGTCATTCTTCTTTCCTTTCTGCCGTTTCCCGTAAGTATCCAACGATGAATGTTGGAGAATGTGCCAAGCTGAGCAACACAAGCATCTTATACAGCGGATTATTAAGGCTTTGCTTTCGCCATTTATTCCACGCTTTGAACCTTTTTATCATTCTTCTTTCCTTTCTGCCCAGTCTGCCAGTAGCACTTCAAGATGCTCTGCATATTCTTTTGCTCCAACAGATTCGGCTAACCGCATGGTTTCTTCTATCCATTCAATCGGTATTGCATCAACTGTCGGAAAGTTAGCGAGTATTTCCATTGCATCCCCCATGTCAGACATAAATTCGTATGGGGCATATACTTTCATCAGTGCATCAGCATCAATTAGTCTCATTTCTCCTTCTCCTTCCTGTACTCCTTCTCAATTAGTTTTCGGATCGTGTCCGACATGGATTTAAACCCATGTATCCGCATAAGATATTTCAGCTTCTGCTCAAACTCCTCGTTTATGCGGATGTGAAGTAATTTTGTCTTATTCATGTATACATTATAGCGGATTCGTGTATACAAAGATAGTGTTTTTGCAAGTTACCAGCAAATTAAAAAAGCCTACCCCAGTTAAGGAGTAGGCTAGTTCAGTTTTTAGCATCCACAGTGTAAGGGGAATTGAATCACTGGTGATGCCGTATGATTTCGCTCTGATACTTGTCACGGACTCGTTTCAGTTCCGCTGTGCTGTTACCGTCTATCATGTGGTTCACGATTGCATTCATGCTCTCCATCATGAATAGATCAGTCTCTTTTCTTTGTTCCGTGGCAGTCTCAAGAGCACCAATCCTTTTTTCGTGGTCATCCAGTTTATGGACAGGTGATAATGCCCATTTGATAAATGCACCGATGGCGGTTAGTCCACCGACAAGCCAAAACAGTTGGCTTAATGAAAAAGTGATATCAGTCTGCATTGGTATTGCCCTCATACTTTTCTTTTTTCTCTTTTTCGTACTCGGCAATACTCATTCTAATACATCCGGCAAGGAAGACTCCGAATGCAGAAATGATTGTGGTAGCAATGGCTGTTCCATCCCAGTTTAGAGCACAACCACAGACCCCTACGAAAGCCGATAAGCTCGGTATGAAATAGATCGCAGTCCATTTCAAAGTATCGTATGTAGCATCGGAAATTCTCATAGTCTAATCCTCCAGTTCGTATAAGCAGTCCGGCTTTACTTCATAGCCAAGTTTGTCGCACTTAATGAGCCACTGTCCGTTGACACACCTCATGCCTGTGACGGTCATTGTGCCTTTGTTGAAAGCAACACCACTTCCGATGTGCAGATACTGGTCACATCTTCCATCCCTTGCATCCACTTCATCAACATCGGCACACGGAATCCAGCCACCGACTGAAGAGTTATAGAGCCAGTCCTTAACGTAATCTAAACGCTCTACATAGAATCCATTTGAGCGTACTTTAGAACCGACTGACAGGACTTGGTCTGCTCCGTGAGTAGGTTTCTGTCCTTCAAAAATCTTCGGACGGAACACTCCGATAATTCCGCTGACTCCGATGCGACTGATAGTTACATACGGAACAGGCTGGTTCTGCCCAAGGAAGTACACCGCTGACTGACCGTTGTCGCTGTCATAGATCGCAATATGTGAGTATGGGCATTCAGGGCATTCGCCCCAAACGCAGATATCACCTGCCTGTAACTCGGCATTGAGTCCGATGTCAGTGCAGAAGTCCAAAATCCCATTGGTCTGTCTCTGATTTGCGATGTCTTTGACATATCCGCTCTGCCGACATGAAATAGTCTTGCCACCGATGTAAGGGAAGTACACACCGCTGACTAAATCCCAACACTGGTAAGGCTGATGGGCAGGGAAGCCGTCCACATCCACATACCTGCCAAGATATTTGGCTTTGAAATCACTGTAACTAGGCATTTTCTCCTCCTTCTACCACTGGATGGTCATAAAATTCGCTCCGTACTACTTCGCCGTCTGAAGTAAAGAGCATGCATCCCTTTTTAGGCATGGTGCTCACTGCTGCGTACTGCAGAATTTTGTGGAACTCCGATTCAGCTTTGTTCTTGTCATCAAATGTCTTGGGGTCTGAAAGCACAATGCTTCCGTCTTCCTTCGTCCCGATTTCTTGAAGAATGTATCTCATATTTCTATCTCCTTTATGACAAAGTTACCGCCGTGGTATTCGTGTCATATCCTGTCCATGTGCCGTTATTCAGTCTGAAAATTCTGATGTAGTTGACGTAGCCGAATCCGATGATTGCACCGTATGTGCTTGAAACGTAGTCAACTATCAAGCCATATCGTGTGCCTACTGCAACACCGTTTATGATTACTATCCCGTTGCTCATGCCGTGCGATTGTAATGTGCTTAACGCTTTTGCGTAGATAGCAGACGCAAATGCTCTTGTGTTGTAGGCACTATTTACCACGAAATCTTCCACATAAGGCACATTGTTTAATCGTTGTACGAACGTATCCGATGCAATCCTTGGGTCACGAAGCATCGGCTTGAATTCAAGATTGTTGACTGTCTGACCACCTCTGACAACGATATAAAACTGTGTTGTTCCACCGTAATCACTCGGTGTTATCCAATCTGTATCGTCTGCTATCGTAGCCACACCTGTGTGTGCCGTACCACCACTGTCAAGGTAGTTGATTTGCAGATAATACGTGTCAATCGTTCCACCGCTTGCTCCGCTCGCAATGTATGACCCACTTGGAACATAAGCAGTGCCGACCAATATGACGGAATTAGCATCAGCAGTTCCATTTGCTGTGATAGTTCCGTCTTTGACTGTATAGGTGATGCCATGAACCGTTGTGCCTGTTGCCGTGATTGGCAGTAAATTCTTCTGCCCATAATTTGCAAACACCGCATCAAAGCCTTGCATCACATCTTGCCAAACATATGGATTTTCACGGCTGTGGATATGCAAATCTCCCCACACATCAACCTCGGTTTCATCCCATGACAGAATCGGTAAGCCTTGCATCAACTGTGCCGTGTATGTGGCAGTGTTGAAAAGGTCATTTACCACAAACTGGATATCGTACTGTTTCTGATAATCGTATTCTTCTAACAGCGTGATAGCGTGTGTGTAGGTCTGCTGTCCTTCGGTTAGTGGGAGCGTTGCGGAATAGGTTGAATCCGTCCAAGTGGTAGCATCATGCTCTTTGTATTTGTATGTGACCGTCAGACTGTTGGAAGCCTGTCCATAATTGCCACCGTAGGCTACACCGCTGACTTGACCTACTGCCGTTGAACCTGTTGCCGTCACTCTGCCGACCGTACCTGTAACTGTCTCAGGCTGATATGCCATCAGCGTGTAGGTTTTAGTCTTGGAAACAGAATTGCCACGCTTGTCTTTCACGGTAACGGTTAAACTCGGTGCATTCACTTTGTCAAAAGTAAACGTGAGTGTCTGACTCGTTCCGCTTAACGTGTATGTCTGCGTTTTGTTTCCGCACGTTACAACAGCACTCGCTAACTGGGTATATGAACCACTGACCGTCAGCGGAATCGTTGCTGTGAGCGTTGAAATGCCGTATATGAAGGTTTCTGCTCCAACGATTGATGATGTACGGCTGTTCGTGTCCTCTACCGTGATAGTTCCAATATTGGGATGGTCAACACTTGTGTCTGTTTGAAGCGTGAATGTGGCAGTCTTCGTTCCGATATTCGTTGTGCCGTTGAATGTGGTGCATGAGATGGTACACGTTGCCGTTCTGCTTGTCGCAGAGAACTGGGCAATGACCGAATACGGAATAGCCACTGCCACCGATGCACCGACTGCTTTTGCGGATGATGACCATGTCCATGAGCCACAAGCCAAAGACACCGTGTGCGTGAATGATGATGCTTTTCTATTCGTGTTGATAGTTACCGTGACACCATTCGCTCCGACCGTAGCCGGATTAGGCGAAGCCGTAGGCACGGATGCTCTTGCAATGGTAGGCAATTCAATGGAAATGTTTGTACTAAACGTACCGCCCATGACTCTGTCGCCGCTTGCCGTAGCAGTGAGTGACAGTGTGCCATCAGCACGATGCTTGACACCGCTCCAGTACATATCGGAAGTATCACCACCGACATTCACCCATGAGGTATCTGATACCGTTCCATAAGTCCATGACTGTGTAGCGTTATGTCCGTCACCGCCAGCACCAGTGCCGGAAATACGGAATGACTTACTATCGTATGACCATGCAGTGTTTGATGATACTGACTTCTGTAACTGGAAATAGATTTTTGATGTATTCGCAGAGATATCCTGTGTTGAATACGCTCTGACTCGCCACTCGGCATTGTTCCCATAGCCTGTGGCATCAGACCACCGTTCTATTTCTACCCAACTTGAGCCTACATAAGTCATAGTTATTTCTCCCAAAAGATTCCAAACTGGAATTTCTGATGAATGGAATTCTGAAAGCCTTGAAATCTTGAATTAGTTGCACTGGAATCATCTACCACACGGAAATATTTGTGTGCCGACAGGTTCACCGCATCAACCGTATCCTGTTCTGCCGACAGGGTCACAGTGCCGTTGCGATCCATGACACGCATTCCCAACTCGGTGAACAATGACTGATAGTCACTGACGATAGTTCCTGTGGTAGGGTCTTTTCTCGCTATGTGCATTCCGCTTCCGTCATAGGTAATGTTTTCAATACTTCCTGTGACAGCATCATAAGCACTCACTTCCAAAGCACTCGTCAGAACTGAAGCTGCTCGGAGCAGATTGCCGTCCAGTGTGCCTACATCAATGAAGTCAGCATTCAGATGACCGTCTATAGTCCAAGCGTTTGTATAGTCACCGCTATAGCCTGTGGTACTGAATCCGATGCCGTTCATGTTCATTCTGATTACGTTGATTGCCGACTCTATTGATGGTGAGTCCATAATCAGAATCTCATTCGGTTCTCCGGCTGCGTTCGTATTGATTACCACATAGCCACCCAAGCCACCGCTGATTAACTGTGTAGCACGGTCAATAGCATTTTCAAGATTACTAACCGCAGTGCTGACTGTGTTGTTTATCTGCTGTTCAACTGGCTTCGTGATGGTGCTTGCAAGCGATGCTTTCTTTGTGCCTAACTCCATCTCCATATAGCGTTCTGAAATGGAATCAAATGCATAACCGATAGCCTTCATCGCAACATTGAAATCAAGATAAAGAATGTGAGCCGTATCACCTAACGAAATACGCTCTAAAGGAGCAACATTCTTGTACTCTTCCGTCTGCCAAAGCTGAACGAAGTTAATCTTCAGATTGTCCTTGAACGGCAGTCCAATATTATTCGCAGTAATGTACTGGTTCGCCCTGTTGTTTAACTGCTCCACCGTAGGAGCATCGTCAAAGTCTGAAGATGCATCCAAGGTGAATATCTTTTCCGTTGGGTAATCAGAATGATTCTCAATGTACTGAATCTGTCCACTGACCACAGTGTCTTCTTTTTCCCAGTAGGCAAGACACCCAGTGTAGAAATCCTCGGCGCTCCGTTCGTTCTCAAAATCGGTGAGATTCTTGCCATATCGGATTGTTACACCCCTGTCAGACCCTCGGTGAAGATGCAGTTTGACAGTAAATACATCCCACTCAAATTCGCCAAGGAACGTGTCTAGGATTGAGCCTTGCACACCGCCTAATCTCTGTCTGAACGATGCCGGAATATTCTGTGTGTACTGACTTGTGGTATTTGTGATATCAGTCCATACAGAAAAAGGATTCGTCAGCATTGAATGTGTGACGAGTCCTTGTAAAGCAGGTACAACACCAGTTGCCGTGAATGGTGCTACTGGAAATCCGTTTAGATCATAAGAGATGTGTTGAGCGTTAACGATGATTCGCTTTAGCTGCTTTGTGACTTTGTAGATTCTGAACGGCTGTGGATTTGATATCTGATTTGGCTTGGCGAGGATGATTCTCCGCTCTGTCAAATCCTCTGCATACTGTCCTGTGATGGGATATGTCAGTGTCAGTTCGTACAAGCCGTTCAGTTCTTCATCAACCTCACAAGAAATGGCATCAGCAAGTCTGCCAATGCCATTACTTGTGAATGTATTTTCTGTCTGTTCGTAAAGGATAGGTATCATGTTACACCTCAAACCATCTTGGTGTTACTTCCACCTTCGTGAATCCGCTGTATGAGAAATAGTTCGTACCGCTTCTTAAAGTCACATAATCCGTTGTACTGAATGATACATACTGATTTGCGTTGTTGCTTCCGTGATAGCAGTCCATCAGTTCACAATCAATATCAATGTACGCATAAGGACTATTTGCCACTGTGATGTACTGGTCATTCACATTTAATGTGCCGTTGCCGTATACCCTAATCAGTGGCTTGCTTTCAAACAGCGTTGGATTTTCCAGTTCTGCAGGACTTGAAATTGTTACCGTCAGACTGTCCATGTCTGTGCTGATGATGTTTGTGCCTGTCAGAAGGCTCATCTGCTGCGGTGTTAACTGTACTGTCTGTGGTGTTGCGAGATAATAGCATATTTGTGTTTCGTTTTCATTTAACCACGCTGTGGCTTCAGACAAAGAAGAAAAAGCACCGTTCTTGAGCCATAGGTTAAAACTGGTACCACTAAAATTAATAACCGTTCCAAACGTAAAGTCTGTTGTATATACGCCGACATATTTTAATCGGTTACAAATGATTGGTTTTGTAAAATCTGCATCGCTTGTTTCTGAAGAATTTCGATTGTAAATAATTGAGCCTTGGTATGTGCCCGATAAATTCCTTGCAGTTGTGAGCGTTTTGCAAACCCTGTCCACCGTCAGCACCCCTGTTGTCACATCAAGTGTGCCACCATAGCGTGTGCCGTTTAGGTCTACTGTGACTGTTTGTCCTTGGTAGGGTTCGTATGAATCATCAGTTTCTGATGCATAACGAATCATGGGCTTAAAGACAAGGTTGTTAGCCGTATAACCGCTATATATTCTAATTCTTAACACTGCGGTAACCCCGTCTGTATGTGATAGTGCAACACCTTCACCAGTGTCACGGAATGTTGTTCCGTCTGCTTGCGTATACATCAGATATGTGCTGTTGCTTCCACCACTTGGACAACCGTTCAGAATATAATTCGTACTTGGCTTTAACAACTCGTTCAATTTTGCGGCTGTTGCAAGTGTAAAATCTGCATTCCCTGTTGCCGTTCCGTTTGCCGTGATTGTTCCGTCATCGTTCACCGTGAATGTAATGCCGTTTACGGTGCGTGTTGTTGCGGTGTTTTGAAGCAGATTCTTTCCTGCCCGTTTTACAACAATACTCTGATACGGCTGATATTCAGAATCTTTGATTTCTGCATGGCGAATCATGGGGTATAAATTGACAGTTTCTGCGTTATTGCGTGCGACAATAATGTGTGCTCTTAAATTGGAAACATTGTCTGCAATAGTTACAGATTTATCTGTGCCTGTTGAATACAGATATGTTGTTGTTCCTGTTTGGCTCACACCAAACGCAACCGCATCGTTTACACCACCGTTGATAATGTAATCACCGCTTGGGAACGAGGAAGTATACAAATAAAATGTTGTTACGGCATTTGCCGTTCCTTTTTTTTGTATCTGCTGAACGTAACCGCCTTCATTTGTGATGATGGTGAATGTTACGCCATTTAAAGTGTATTCATTACCGTTCCATGTACCGCTCGTATTTGCTGTTTTCAAACTTGCGAGCGTTAACGGAAGCAGATTCTTCCCATTAGCAGGATATATAGGGCATACGTTTTCATATGGCTCATATGATGCGTCTGTTACGGATGAAAGTCTGACCATTGGTTTGAAGACAAGGTTGTTGCAGACTGTTCCGCTCTGTATTCCTATGCCGAGGTTGTTTATATATGTTGCTGTGTTTGGGATGTTTGTGCCACTTCCTGTGTCAATTATCCATGCATCACCGTTTATTCTGCCGATAATACGATACGTTGAATTACTACCACCACTTGGACATCCTGTGAGCGTTAGTGCTTGCCCATTTGTCTGCCATTGCTGTTGTGTTGTTCCAAGGAAGTAAAAATATGTGTTTGCTGTCGCTGTTCCGTTTACCGTGATTGTGCCATCTGCGTTAACTGTAAAGGTCACACCATTCTGTGACCGCGTTGTTGCCGTTACTTGCAGAAGGTTCTTCCCTGCTCCACCGACCCACGGATGGTCATAGCCATTCAAATCCTGCACTGGTTCTATATCCACAGATAATCCTGTTAACGCTGTCAGTCCGCTAGGGTTATCTATAGAAACAGGATTGCCGGATATCTCGGATGAAGACGAGGATACTGTAGTCCAATTCTCGCCTGTTTTTAGGAAGCGTTGGGGCATGACCTGAAAAACCAAATCAAATCTGCCGTGTGTGTTCAGCTTGTATCCGGTTGGATCAGTCTGATTCATAAAAAGAGCCAAACGATAATAGTTCGGCTCTTGTGTTGTTTCCAGTCTACAGTAACCTTTTGACGAGTTCAGAAATGCCATCAGGTTTCTGTAATTATCAATAAAGTTTGTTCTGATTGCACAGGGGAAGGTGATTTCAATATTACGGAATCTGTCATTTGAAATGGACAGTGCTCCATCTCTTCCGAACACTTCAACCAGTTCGACATCTCGCTCCGGTGAGCCGAATGAAACAGAGCCATCGAACCACACACCGAAATCAGATAATGCTTTTCCGTTAAATGTCAGTTCCTGTCTCATTTCCACACCTCGTCATTTCTAGTGATGATATTCGCCAGTCTGTCGCCAAGCTGACGAGCGAACCTATCAGAATCATCGATATTGCCATTCACATTGACTGTGACATTGACCGGAGCCGTTACGCTCCTAGATCCCATGGCTTTCTGAATCATTCCGTATAAAGAAGAAGCACCGACAACTACTTCTGCTCCTGCTTCTCCTGCACCCAGTAAGCGACCGTTATTCATGCCGAATATGGTCGGTGAATCAAGAATCATACCGTTGTTCATGGCTTTTGCATACCACTCTACACCGATATGCGGAATGCTCGGTGGATTCAGGGAGAACTTACCACTGATGGAGAAATGTGGCAGTGCGATGTGTGGCAATGACCATGAGAAATTGAAGAATCCTTTGATTGCTTCTATAGCACCTCTGACGGTTTCCTTTGCTGAATTGATAGCGTTTGAAATGCCGTCACGGATTGCATTGAACTTATCGACAGCGGCTTGCCATGCTCCACTCGCTGCGTTTGATACGGTGTTCTTGATGTTGTTCCATACTTCGGAAATCTTGTTCATCAGTTCAGCACCCTTCTGCTTGATGGTATCCCAGTTCTGATAGAGCACTGTGCCGATGGCAATGACCACACCGACAGCCGCAGCAATGCCCATGAATGTCGCAGCCATAGGAGCAGTGACCGCAGCCAGTGCACCGCCAATCGTGACGATACCGCTGATGAGTCCTGCAATCGGACTGATAGCAGCCACCAAGCCGATAATCGTCAGAATGAGCATCTGCGTGTTGCCATCCAGTGAAGAGAACCAAATCAGAACCTCACTGACCTTCTGCACCAGTGTTTCAAGCATCGGCAAGAGTGACTCGGCTAGTGCTGCTCCTGCTTCAAAGAAGGACTGTGTTGCAGTGGCTTTTAACTTGTCTAACGCATCGTTAAATTGTCCAGCCGCATTGACTCCGTCTTCCGACAGGATAAGTCCCATGTCTTCAGCTTGCTGACCGTACTCGGCTAAAGCCGCACCGCCATCGTCAACGATACCGCTTAATTCCATAGCGGATTTGCCGAACAGTTCCATGGCTAACTGGTCACGGAGCGTTCCGTTCTCGACTTTACTCAAGGCTGCTAGGGATTCATACCATACATCCGTTGCATCACGCATATTGCCGTCTGCATCGGTGATGGAAACTCCCAGTGTTTCAAAGGCTTTGTTACCGGAAGCCATCTGTTTGACCATCTTGGTCAACGAGCCAGTCATCTGATCCATGCTGACATCGACAAGGTCGGATGCATACTGCATCTTCTGAAGTTCCTCGATGCTGATGCCTGTGTTCCGTGAGAGAGTCAGCAAATCATCGGCAGTTGTTCCTGCCTTGTATGCCATGCCAAGCATTGCAGTGCCGACACCTAGGGCAGCGGTCGAGAGTCCTTTTGTCTTCTCCGACAGTTCGCCCATCTTCACACCGAAGGCTTGGACGGATGGATTGAATGCGTTCTGTTGCTTCTGGAGATCTTCCAGGGCATTACCACATTCGATGATCTCACGCTGCAGCGCACGATACTGATCAGAGTTCTTGTCAACTCCGTTCGTATCCATCTGCTCCTGGGCTTTCTTTAACTCACCCAAGCGTTCCTTGGTGTTCTTGATCTGTTTAGCCAGCAGCTCCTGTTTCTGTCTCAGCAGATCCGTATTCTTTGGGTCCAACTTGAGAAGTTTGTCGACATCCTTCAGCTGCGACTGTGTATTTTTAATTGACTTATCGATACCCTTAAGCGAATCGGTGAGCTTGGTAGTATCTCCGCCAATCTCTATAGTGATTCCTTTTATTCTGTTTCCAGCCATTTTACCTCCTAGAAATTAGCGATGTCTTCAGCTGTGGGAAGTTCTCCCCATTCGTATTCATCGTTCGCTCTTTCTGTAAATATGTCGTAGACCATTCCCAATGTCAGTTCGTCCAGATCCGACATGGAAAGGCCTATTTGTGTGCAACGTAATAAAAGTAAGGCCGTAGACTCAGGACGAGCCGACGGCCTCACACGTTTTTTGATTGAGAAAGCGACTGCATGGATGATACCCAAAGCATCACCACTTGCACCGCAAACTCTGAGATCGGGAATGTTTCGAACTGATCCAGCCACTCGTCAATGCTGGGAATGGTCGGGTCGGCCTGCTTTGCCATGACATAAGTCAGGTTTTCAACCAGTTCGAAGATCTCGCCTGTTACTTCGCCATCTTTCTCAAAGGCACTCTGCACCTTCTTGAAATCAGCAAGAAGATCCCGGTTGAACCAGGCACGATACTTTCTGATGGTTGATGCTGTTGCCTTTAACTCGACAGGCTTTCCGGCAATGGTGACTGTATCTCTCATAAATTCCCTCCTGTGTTAATTCTTAGTTCTCCGGCACTGCAGTGAAGAAACTGGAATATGCCGAATCAGTGCTGACTGCTGTGGATTTAACGGCATCGTCGCTAATTCTCGGCAGTGCTGTGATATTGACTGTATTTGTGGCGACAGTCAGACCGCCGACTTCCTTCGTCTGTGCAGCAATCTCCGGGCGGGATGCTGTGCATCTGTAGAAGCAAGCACGCTTGCCTGTCTCTGTTCCGCCGGCAAGCTGCATCTGGCCAAGAATAGCGAATTCCCTGTGGTCATCGCTGGACTTTTCAACAGTAAGGCCGGAAGTGGCATCCTTCGTCATGCCCAGGACTGCAACCAGGAATGCATCTGCTTCTTCTGTGTCTTCAAACTCGATCGAGCCGGTATAACCATCGTTGGTGGATGTGCTAAACCACGTGGTGTTATCTGCCGGTTCAGAAACATCGGTTCCTGCCGGTGTCATGGTCATGCCCTTTGCGCCGGGAATTTTCACCGGTGTGGCATAGGTAAGCGTACCGTTTCCGTCGTCCGTCGCCAGAGCATAATACAGGTT